TTAACTTCTCTCGACTCAGCGTTGCGTGAAGTTCTTTTTATAGTATCGTTCATATTATTGAGCCTCCTTCACATATTTAACGTACTCTTCAAGTGGCACACCTAATCTTTTAGCTATTGCTACCTGTGATTTGGTGAGTGTCACAGTTTTGCGTCCGACTTCTTTTCTTCCAGCAGAAGCGACAGTCTGGACAGGTTTCGCTTTCTGCTTAGCTTCGACAGCTTCCGCTGGTTCTTTCAAACCTTGAGCTGTCAAAATAGGATCTAACCTTTTCTCTATTTCATTATAGTATTCATCAGAGTCGACTTCAATACCCTCTTGTCTTATCTGACCATCTAATGCTACTGCATATGCAGTTAGAGCAGGATCTTTATCATAACCAAACCACTTCTTATGTTTTTCTCTAAAGTCCATTGCTTTTTCAGAAGGGGTAGGTTGTTCTTGATTTTCTTGAGCAGGAGCTTGTTTTGCTTTTTCTTCATCTTCTTTTTTCTTAGCTTCAGCTTGTTCTATTGCTGCTTTTCTTTCTTCTGCTCTAATTTTTGCTTTTTCTTTTTGAACTGCTAGTTGAGTAAGCTGATCATTTGCTTCCATGATAGCATTTGTATCATTATTTTCGATTGCAAGTTTCAAATTGTTTTTTACTTGCTCTCTTTGTGCATCAACTCTAGCTTCAAACTCTTTTAGATAATTATCAGATTCAACATTGTATCTTTTTTCAATGTCATCTAATCTTTTTTTCATGCCTGCAGCAACTTGTTCAGCTGCTTTGGCTTGTCGTTCAGCTTCTTCTCTTCTAAAAGTTAATTTATCAATTCTTCTGTTTTGTTGTTTGTATTTTTTATAAAGATTTTTAAAATCCCTTTCATCTTCAGGAATTTCATCTTTTTCACCTTCAATTTCTTTACCTTCAGTTTTTAAATCTTGTTTAAGATCTTCAACCTTATCTTCTTCAACTTTAATTTCAGGTTTATCATCTTTTTTTTCAGTTTCTTCTTCTGAAGTTCCGTGATCCGTGTACCCTAAATCAACTTCTCCAAAATTTAATTTAGGATCTTCTTTTTTTTCGATATTATTAGCAGATTCTTTTACCTCAACGGTTAAATCTTCCTGCTTCACGTCATCGGTATCTATTTCGATGTCTTTCTTTGATTGTTTGACTTCTTCTTGGGCCATCATTATTTCTCCTTAGTATAAAGTAGCGATATCTTCGGGTTTTTGAATTACACCGATAATTTCATCATCATTTAAAATTCTATGCTCACCCCATTTGTTTTTAAAACGAGATCCTGCATATCGTCCATACATTACAAACTGACCAGTCTTGCACCACGGACCAAGGGGAAACTTTTCTTTGTCTCTATAGCAAAGATTTCCCATTTTAATGACTAAACCAACAACCGTAGTTGCTTGAATAGTTTCAATAGTTGTATCTGCTAAAAGAATTCCACCTTTAGTTTTTTGTGCGCCAGCAAATGGTCTGATAAGTAAACGATAACCTGTTGGTTCTGGAAGAGAACTTACGTATTCTTCTTGTTCCTCTTTGGTTTTTGGTACGATGAAATTATTTTCATCACTTGCTATGTTTTTTTCAGTCTTTGTCATTGTCATCTCTGAGCTGTTCACTCAAATCCTCCTTTAGCTGATTAAGCGAACTAATTTGTCCCCTAGAATACTGTAATTTCTCATAATTGTCTATACTCCCATAAATTACTTGATCGCTTATGTTTGTTATTTTTTTATCGATAAGTCTTTTGACTTCTCGAATAGTTTCGATATCTAATGTTGCCATAATTTAGTGGTTTATATGGGAATCAGATGAAATGCAACTATTTCTTGCCCTTGAATATCTGCGTTCCTTTTATACCATAAACGCTCGCCACGACAAGAATCCACAAATTTGTGAACCAGCTGGGAAGCTGTGAGAAATATTCGAAGAAGAGTTTTACTTTGTCCATAGAACTAGGATCATCACTTAGCACTGCCCAAGCAAGCACCAACACGGGGGCCGAGAGGATAATCAAAATGAATTCGTCCTTATAATCTGATTGTCTAGCCTCTAATAATTTACCTTGATAAGCTTCTTCACCACGAGCTTGTCGTTCTGCATGCAATAATTGTGCATCAGACATTGCAATTTTTGCTTTTTGCTTGTTAGCGTAAATTTTACCGCCTGCTTGAAGTGCAAGTTTTGCTAGTGTGAACCAAGCCATAATATTTTTCTCTTCTCCTTAAACACATATAGGGTATCATTTCTTTCAAACAATTCCAACCCTTGTCCCCAGTCACTTTCCATCTAAATAAATGTTTATGATTAAGGTTTTTTGGTGTTGTTGCATAAAAAATACCGCCCCACATTACGTGAAATCGTGAAACCATGTCCACATCTGTAGTTTCAACCTTAACTTCTAATCGTTTTGGTCTTTTTTGACCACGGCTCCAGACCCCAAAGCTACCTTCACCATCAAAAACACCTGCAAGAACCAAAATTTTGTGTTCTCTTGGTAATTTATCGTATGCTGTTTGGTTTTCCTGTAAGGATTTTAGGTAATTTTGGTTTTGGAAGTTTAATTCCTTGTGGGTTTGGTCCTTTTTCAGGGGGTGGCCCAAATTTTTTACCACCACTAAGCCCTTTTCTTAGATTTTTTCTCGACACCTTTGATCACTCCTTTGTTTCTAGAAGCGTAAAATACTTTTTCTGCTTTCTTTTTTCCATATTCTTTAGTCATTGCAGCTTTGATCTTTTTTCCTTTTTTAGTTAGTGGCATTAACTTCTCCTTTTTTAGAATTTAAGTTTGTTTGCTGGAATTTTACCTTGTGCGTGTAATTTTTTAAGATCACCTTTTGTCATCTTACTAAGTTTTTGATCAGAATATTCTTCTTTTACTTCTCTCTCATACATTTCTTCATGAGGATCTTTTTCAACTTTTCTTTTAAATAAGTTTTTAATCCAATTCCACATTAGTTTCTCCTTTGCATTTCTTTCATTCTTGCAATATCAAGTTTTTCTTCTGCAACTCTAATTCTTTCTTGTTGACCGATTCTTGCTTGATCTAATTTTGCTTGTTCAATAGATGTATCAACCATGATTTCGTTTTGTTTTCTTTGTTCTTCAGTTTCAAACTCTTGAGCTTTACGCTGCATATCCATAGCTTTTAAATCTAACTCTCTTGATTTCAAAGCAACTAAAGGATCTTGTTGTTGTCCACCTGCTTCTGCTTGTACCAATGTAGTTGTTAATTCAACAACTCTCTTAGCGACCATTGCATTGTACTGCACTGTCCACGCTTCAGGATCAACTTCTGATAGTTGAACTAACGCAGGATCTTGGGCCATTGCTTCTACAACTTCTTGATTCGCTTTTAATGAAATATGTTCTGAGATATGTGATTGTAATGATGCATACACTTGTGGATTTACTTGTACCATTCTTGATTTCATAAATGCCATGTGAGCTTGTATGTGAGCTTCATGGTCTTGTGTAGCAAAAGGTTTTAAAGGTTTTAAACTCATTGCATCTGTATTTTCAATAGCAGGATCTTTTGGTATCGGCTGCTCTACAGGTTTTAATAAACTATCAATCGCTTGTGTTCCTAAAGCTTCATACACTCTTCTGTAAGCTTCTCTTACATCATGAAGTGCAGGATTACTCATTGCAATTTTTAATTGCTCGTTTGCTAAAGTTACTCTTTGTGCAACTGAAAAAGTATTTGGATCTGCAATTGGAAGTACATCTACTCTTCCATCAAAGTCCATAGCTTTAACCATTTGGTCTGCTCCATAAACCTGATACGGGTAGATAGGGGGTAAATACGTAGCAAAAATTTTATGGAGCATTCTGAACTCTTGTCTCATAGAATAGTAACATCGTTTATGAATTGCACTCATAACACGTGAACCTCTTTCTAAAAGAGCAAGGGTTGATCCCACAGCTCTATTTTGTGCATCCTCTCCCACTGCCATGTCAGCAATGTTTGCAAAACGTTGACCTGCGTTCACAACGAAACCTAATAAACTGTATAAAGTTTGACTTGGTTCTTTAAAAGGTAAAATCTGAAATTGATCTCTTATGTTTCCACCAGGAGCATCTACATCTCTAAACTCACCAGGTTGGAAAGGTTGATCATCATCTCTAATTCTTATACCTCTTGATTTAAAACCAGCAGGTAAGTTTGCTAAAGTACCTGCATCTAATAATTGTCTTAAAGCTTGTGTAGCAGTTCTTGTTAAACCACCAATCATATGAACTAAACCAAATCCGTAAAAGCCTAGACCTGGTAAAAACTTGTAATGTACAAAATACTCTTTTCTTTTTAAAAGTTTATCACCTTGTTCATAGTTTCTGTATATGCTTAATATCTGTCCTGAGCCTTCATCAATAGTTACAATGTAAGGAACTTTAATTTTCTTTTCATTGTCATCAGGGTTTTCAAATTTTTCTAAATTTAAATCTACATGCATTTCTAATATTTGATAATTATATGCTTGTTGATTTGGTGATTTACCTTCTAACTCATCATATTTTTTCTGAATAGATGTTTGTGAATTTGTTGAAGGTTTAATATCTACATCTCTATAAAAACCAGATTCCATTTTCTTAAACAAATCATTCTCAGACATTCTAAGAACGTGAGTAATTCTTTCACAATCTAATAAACTAGATGCGTAGTATGGAACGATAATGTCTTCTGCAGGAACAAACTTTGCAACAGGTCTTTCCATGAGTTCGTCATAGTAAACCTTCTTGAAAGCTGATCCTGCTAGAGGTAGATAAAATAATAATTGATCCATCTCTGGAGTGTATTCTTCCATCTTTTCAGTAATCTGAAAGTTCATAAATTCCTTGACCCGTGAAGCTTGGTCCTCGGTTTGTGCATTTTGAACACCGACTATAGCTGTTTTAACAGGGCCAGAAGATGGTAATAATTCTTTGTAAGCTTGTGCTTGAAATTGAGTAATAGCCTCGGACAAAAGTGGATGAGTCACGCCTGACGCTCCTCTAAAAGGTTTTGATGGTTGCGTGTATTTAAAACCTAAAAGATCTAAACCTGAAGTGTATCCATCTTCCCATTCTTTTCTTGAGTCTTTGTCTCTTTGATATTCAGCTCTTAATTGTGAAGATATTTTTGAAAGGATGTTATCAGAAAGTTCATCAGCTAAGTTTGCATAGAAATTATCTTGTGCAACTTCTACTTCTTCTTCGACCTCTTCACCTTCTATTCTAAATTCTTTTGATTTGGGTTCTACGGTTTCATCTTCAACTTTTAAAGTTTCATCAACTTCATCAAATATTTCTGAACTCATATATCCCCCAAATTATTATACTAATATCCTCGTTTTGCAAGTTTTGGAAAACCTTTAATTAGTCCTCCAGTATTCATGCCTCTTTTTTGAAAAAATTTAGCATCTTTTCTATACTGAACTTTTTTCTTTTTAAGGTATTTTCTTGCTTCGTCTCTACCTTTAAGCATTTCTTTTGTAATTTTATTTTTTCCAAAATTAGATGCTATAGCAAGACTTGTTCTATCCATGTCCAATCTTGATTCTTTTGCTCCTGTTTTTAATTCTTTTGCAGCTGATCTGCTCATCATGGGAGAACCAAAATCACCTCTTCTTCCAGCCTTACTAACTTCTTTACTGTATCTTAATTCATCTTTTGTAGCTTGTCTTATTGCTTTTTTTGCTTCTTTTGAAAGTTTTTTAGGTTTTGAAGCTCCGCCTGTAAAACCAGCACTATCTAATCTTTCTGCTAAAGGGTCTAGCTTAACAAGCTTAATGTCATCTTTAGGCATTAGTACATCTTAGTTGGTTTTTTTCTACCTAACTTGCAACCACGAGCCATGACGCTTCCGCCAGTTTTCATTCTGTCTTGAACAGGTGATTTACCCATTTGTTCCATTAAAGATTTCATTTCTCTATCAGAGACAGCAGCTCCTGGTGTTTGAAATTGTCTAGGACTATTACCTTGTCCTCTTTCTTCTTCTCTTAATTTTTTTGGTATTCTAGGTAAAGGTCTTCCAGGTGAAGGATTTTTAGGTCTAGGTCGTCTTCTTGGAAGTGGAGTCATAGGATTTTGACCTCTTCTTTCCATAAGTTGATCTCTCAACCTTTTTAAATCTTCTCTTGATATTTCTGCCATACCACCTTCTTGTTTTTTAATTATTTGTCCTGGAGCTTTTGCAATTTTAGTATCTTTTCTTTTTGTTGAATTTAAAAAATCTTGTAATGAAGTTTTACCTGCTCTAGAGATATCATCTCTAGTTACAGCAGAATACATTTTATCATTGTATGCAAATTTAGTTCCAACACCTTTAGCTCTTGCTTTTTTAAAAGCTTCTCCAAAACTAGAAACAGCTGCTTTTACAGAAGGTTTATCTTTTCCTTGAACTGGAGTTTTTGCAACTGGTTTTGTTTTAGTTGCTGCTGCACCTACTGCTGTTCCAACTGTAGTCGCTGCAGTTGTATTAATTTTTGATTTAGGTAAATCTTTTTCTACATCAGCTTCAGCTCTTTTATTTGCTGCTATTCTTTTTGCTTTAGGAGAGTTAGGATTAATTTTGTTTACGTTTCTTAATCTTGTTTGTCTTCTATCTTCAGCTGCTTTAAATTTTTTAACTGATTCTTGATTAATTCTTTTCTTGTTAGCAGCGGCTACTTTTTCATTAAACTTTCTTTTTGCTTCTGCTTTTTTTGGAGAATCAAATGATCCTGCTTTTCCAAAAATTTTAAATTTTCCTTTTGATGCAACTCTTGCTTTTCTTTCTTTTTCAGCAGCTCTAAAAGCTTCGACTGATCCTCTTTTTGGCTCTGCCATTTTTAATTCTCCTATCCGTAATAAACGTAATCTTTAGGGGCTTCTTCTTTCTCTTTGTAATCTGTTTCAAGTGTCAAAAATCCGCCTTGTCTGTACCTTAACACCGCCTGTGTAGTGCTGTCAACATAGTCATCATATTCTCCATGAGGAAACGCAGCACATTCTTCAATCACTTCCTCTGCAAATTTTTCACCCTCTGGATAGAAAATTGATCCTGCCTCAAAAGAAACAGCACAAGTATTAACTCTAGTAAACTTATCTTTACCTTTATTTGGTGAATAATCTATTGCAGGTATACCAGCTTTTCTAAACTCTTGTAGCAAAGGTTGTCCTGATGCTTTTGCCTCAACGATACACATATCAGGCTCCCAATATTTGTACAATTCAAATGCTTTATTTTTTAGATCAGGAAAATCATATTTACCCTTTTCTGCATCTAATAATATCAAAGCTTTTTCGTAGCCTTCGTATGGTCTGAATACACCCCAAGTAGTTATAGCTGAATAGTCAGCAGTTTCTTTTTTACTAAATGCTGTATCGTAACTTTGAATTACATATTCTAATTCTGGTATTGAACCCTCCCAAGGTTGCCACCATTCTCGTTTGATTAATGCACCCTCTTCTGATGTTGGATTTTGTTGATATTGAGCTGACCATCCTCTTATTGAAATTGATGCTTTTGTTCTTTCCAAATCTTCTTTACTCCAATACTCAGGCCATAACGGTTCACCATCTTCAAACAAAGCAGGAAAAGATATTTTAGACCATTTGTCTGCTTTTGGTTCCTCTTCAGCTTTTATTAGGAGACCTGTTAAATCATTAGTGGCCCATCTGGTCATAACCAAAACAATAGATCCGCCAGGTTGCAAACGCTGTCTGGGTCCTGATAAATACCAATCATATGTTCTAGGAAAGGATTGTTTATTATGTGCATCCTGTTCCGTGTGAGGATCGTCAATAATCAAAAGGTCTGCACCCCGTCCTGTAATCGAGCCTCCTACACCAGCAGCAAAATATTCTCCGCCATGATTTGTTTCCCATTTTGATTTTGCTTTAGCATCTGGTCTTAAATAGACATCACCAAATATTTCTTTGTACTTTGGTGTATCCATTAAGTTTCTAATTTTTGCACCGAACCTTGCTGATAGTTCTGCGTTGTGTGTGACCTGCATAATTTTCATTTTTGGAAACTTCCCTATCATCCAAGCAGGATACAAAAAGGAAGCAAACTCAGATTTAGTATGTCTAGGAGGCATGTTGATAATGAGCCTCCCTTTTTTCTGTGTTGCAATCTTAGTAAACTCATGAGCCATGATCTGATGATG